GGTGTCTTGTCCAAAAACGTATACCTCATGATGAGATGGAAGCGCGAGTTGGTTCTTCAACAAGAAATCAACATGGCTTCCCGCCCATTAGCTTTTGAATTCACACGAGTTGTTGAATCCAAACAGCGAGGTCATGCGGAAACTCCTTTCAACTTTGGCTTGCTTCCTAGCGCTTTGTCTAGCAAGCAGTTAACTATTCTTGGAGCTCTTGGGATTTCCCATTTGCTCTAGGATATACTGCCAGTTGAATTTCAAAAGGTTAAGACTTGGAAACTTAACTTTTGCAGCTGGTTAACCTCCTATTACAACTTTAGAGGTCAACTACAATGTCGTTTTCCGAACCAATCACTATCACCGTTAACGGTGTACCATTGTCTTTTGCGAAACAGTCGTCTTCTGGGACTTCGTCCCAGTATTCGACTGGTGATGGTCTTTGGACCCTCAAAATTTCGCATGAAGGTATTCGAAAGAATAACCAAGACTATGTCAGGACGGTCTCCCGTCTTGATCAGAAAAAGGTTGTGGCAGATCCGTTGACTGCTGTCAACGACTACCAGACTTTTTCTACGTACACGGTTGAAGAGCGGCCTTCTTTTGGCTTTACTTCAACTGAAATAAAGAACCAGGTCACGGGTTTTAACACGTGGACTGGAACTTCCGGGACTCAGGATAAACTCCTGAATAAAGAATCTTAACCCTAACGGGTACAAATTCTTCAGGAGATCTATATGTCAAAACAGAAAAAGGTTAAAGCGAATAATATATCGCCAAACCCTCCTTCAAGCAATAAGAAGATAGCGTCTATACAGAAAGATTTGAAAATTTCTGTAGAAGCGCTTCAACTGTTGCCTGATTCTAAGAGAGTACGAGGTCTTATAGGCCTCGCTAGCGCCATCTCTGGCTTACTCTCCCATGTTTCTGACACGAATGCGAAGATGAAATAACAATCCTCTCATTCCCTCAGTCGGGTGAATAGTGAGTCGTTTTCTTTTGGAAACGACACAGGATCACATTGTAGCTTGATACCTTCCTCGAAAGGGGTGGTATGAAAAGCAACAATCGAGGTAAAATCCTCGAAAGTGACTGCCTGAAGTTGGTGGAGAGCATCTATTTAGATGCGACTTCACTCTGCTCCGATGATGTCTCTGATTTTCGTGATCTAAAAACAATACGATCACGAGTTAGAGATGAGGGATTGTCATTTCTGACACTTACCCTACCTGAATTTGCTCGCGACTTTGAAAAATGTCTCGAGCAAGGTCATGTCGACTCAAAACGCTTTCTTAGATTTAGAAAGTGTCGAGCGATTCCTCATTTTTTACGAGGGATGCTCAGTCGCATCTTTAACGTAGAGACAGGAAGGATTTATGATCAAAATTCTTGTAATGCAAGCGATGTTCCCTCTATTATTAAATGTGTTAGACAAATATGTCTTACATTTAAAAAGTTGGAACTTAGTTGCTCCCGTTCTAGGGAAGCAGCAGCGCTTAAGAACTTTGTCACAATTGAACACTCCCTTGAGATGTTTTCGCTGCCGAGAGAAGAACATGACTATTTTAGTCGTGTATCTTCTGTGTTATGGGGCAGTATGCTATACGATTTACGTATTAGCGATGCTGTTTCTAAACACGGTCCCGGAGCGACCGCCGATCGTATTTCCGGAAACCGGAAGTATGACTGGCTGTCCTGGCATGAGCGTCTCGAACCTTACTTTCCTATGGCGGGCCATTGCTACAATGTAGTTGATGACTCGCCTCGGATGTTTGAGGCTGTTAAGCTTATACCAGAGGAAAAAGAGCAACCCGTTAGGGTTACACTCGTTCCTAAAACACTCAAAGGTCCCAGAATCATCGCAATTGAGCCGTGCTGTATGCAATACACGCAGCAAGGGATTCGAGACATGCTTTATAATGTCATCGAATCACATCCCTTGACGTCAGGGCGGATAAACTTCTCCGACCAAACGATCAATAGGAACTTGGCGATGATCTCGTCAGTCGATGGTCTATTAGCAACGATAGATCTTTCAGACGCCAGTGACCGAGTTCCTCGGAATCTGGCGCTTGAGATGTTTCGTAGTAATCCCGATTTACGGGATGCTATTGACGCATGTCGATCAACGAGGGCCGAACTCCCAGA